ATGGCGATAATCAAAACTGCTTACCCCCATTATTATCAAAAGACGAGTGATATTGAAGATGCACTTGCTTTATGGGGAGAAATGTTTATGGGTGATGACCCTTTGCTTATAAGTAAAGCTGTTAAGAGTTTCATAAAAGAAGATACACAGGGTTTTCCACCAAGCATTGGACAGATAAAAGATATCGCCAAAGGAATAAAACGCAGAGAATCAGAAGATATAAAAATGATGGAACAACAGAAAAGACTTTCTGCACCACCAAAAGAAGTTACAGCAGAAGATGAAGCTATGCGAAAAGAAGTTATGGAAAAAATGAGAAATATGTTAAAGGAAGTGTAGAGGTTATACTAAGAGAAGTTAAGGAGGGTTAGGATGAAAACTGAACAAGTTGAAAAAGCAAAAAGCATACTTGAAAAAATAGATTCATTAGAAGATTTGTTGGGAAAAAGATGTGGGAAAACTAGGGCACATTATGAAATTAGTATAGTGAGTTCTGAACGAACAGCGATGTATTATGTTCCGATTGAATTAGAAGAAATAATTACAAGGTATCTTAAAGATGAATTAGCACTTTACAAAAAAGAATTAGAAGAACTATAGGGGGGTTAATATGAAAATAGAAGTAGGCAAATACACAGTACATGGAGATAGTCTTTGTGTTTGGATAATGGAATCCGTACATTGTAAAAACAGAAAAGGAGAAGATTCAATTAAGCAAGTTAAGGTTGGCGGTTATTCTCCACACTTTACACAGTTGTTGGCAAGTTTTGTCGAGAAAAAGGGAATTAGCACAGATGCTAAGAGTTATGAACAACAGTTACAGAACTTTGCTGATATTGAAAAAGCTATGGTTGAAATCGGAGAAGCCATTGGTGCAGAGTTGGATAAGAAGAAAGGGAAAAAATAAGATGAAGCAATATGTTATGTGCATTAGTGATAGGATTTTAATCGTAGAAGCTAAGTCTGAAAAAGAAGCTATTAAAAAGTTTGTTGATAGAATTTACGAAGAAAGAATATCGCTTAGTCCATGCTTGAAAAAGGCAATGCTAGCAACAATAGACAACGCTGATACAACATTGGGAATGATAATGGCGGTTGAAAACATGACAATAAGAACAATTATGTTGTTTGGCGAAATAGATGCAAAAAAAGTATACACTAATAAATGGAAGGAATATTAAGGGTGAAGAAGTAATGGGAGTTTATCAACGCAGACCAGAATTTGTTCAAGCCGAACAATTTACATTAGAAAACTTTCAAAAATGTTTGGATTTAACAAATGGAACTCTTAAAAATGTAGATATATCAAGATGCTTAGACGGAGTTATGACTGCAACAATAGGAAAAAGCGAATGGGGAATATATGTAATGCTAAATGATTACATTGTTAAAAAAGATGATGGAACATTCGTTGTATATAACCAAAAAACATTTGAAGATACATACGGTTTAGAATTTGAAGCGAGATAGGAGAATGAAAATGAAAAAGTTTGACAAAGAAATAATAGACATAGTGGAACGAGTTGAAAAGGAAAAACTTAGTACAATAGCAGCTTTACAAAAAGATATTCACGATAATGCAATAAATCATGGTTGGTATGAAGAACCAAGAACCTTTGGAGAACTAATAGCCTTATGCCATTGCGAGTTGTCAGAAGCACTGGAAGAACACCGAAATGGGATGAAACCAAAAGAAGTGTACCATGAACATGGAAAACCATGCGGAATACCCACAGAATTAGCAGATGTGGTAATTAGGATAATGGATATGTGCGAGTATTATGAGATTGACTTAGAAGATGCTATATTAGAAAAGCATGAATTTAATAAAACAAGAAGTTATAAACATGGCGGAAAACATATTTAGGAGGTCGTAATGGGAACCAAGGGAATAGTAATTATAGGAACAAGTCTGCTGATAATCGTACTGATATTTTCAAGTTACAGAACGCCAAATACAGTTGAAGCGGTAGAAGAACACGCAATCAACCCACAGGTTGAGAATGTACTTTTAAGCGAATTGATTGAATCAGAATGTGAACGGGTGGGAGTGAACAAGAATATCGTATATGCAATTATCAATAGCCCGTACCCAGATTCCGAACCAAGATATGGGTTGATGAAACTGCATGGCGATTTAATTGAAAAGTATAATGTGAATTGGAGCGATGGTTGCGGAGTGGTTGAAAGCGTAAAGGCAAATGTAGTTGTTGGAATCGGTAGATTAAAATGGTGCATGGAGAACAACCAATCGGTAGAAGGTGCGTTGATGGTCTACATATACACCAAACCACAGGCACAGGAGATGTGGGGGCAGGGTATCAAGACAACGGAGTGGGTTGAAAAGGTAAAGGAGGAGCTGAAATGAAATTAGACAGAAATGAATTATGCAACTGTGGTTCAGGTAAAAAATACAAAAACTGTTGTTTAGACAAAGAAGAGAAACCATATTGCGACCATTCGAAATATGCAAAACAAAAGACTGCATCGGAACAAAGAAGGGCAGACGCGGAAATAAAAGACGTTATCTTAAATGAAACTGATTTTGGAAGAATTGTAAAACAGGTTGGTGGCAATAAGTATTATTTAAAGGAGTTAATGAAATAGTTTCTAATAGTTCAACAAAACGAAAGGAGAAATTGATGAAGGGTTTAATGATATTAAGACCAACAAATGAAATTGTTGGCAAAAAATCAGAATATAAAACAAAAGAAGAATTTATCGAATCAGTTCAAGAAGAAGAAGGCAAAGATGTTGATATTGCTGATGTTGGAGAAGGGTTTATGCGTTATTTTCCAAAAGGCACAGAGGATAGCGTAGGCGAGTTTGGCAAGGGAGAAGGAGTTTATATGTGTGTTGACACTTTAACCAAAGGGGCATTTGAAGTTTGGGTAGGGTAGACATAGTTTCTACTAGGTTAGGAAAGGAAAACAATATGAAAATAGATATTTACAACACAAAAAATAAATATCAAATCATCTATGCTGACCCTCCTTGGAAAGCCACCGAAAGTGGAACGGGGGTAAGGGGAACAGGCGATTTACATAAAAGATATAACGGAGTTATGACTATAGAGGAAATATGTGATATGCCAATCAAGGATATTGCAGATGATAATTGCATCTTGTTCTTGTGGGTTACATTTCCAAGATTGTTGGAGGGGATAAAAACCATTGAATCGTGGGGGTTTAAGTATAAATCACTAGGGTTTAATTGGGTAAAGAAAAACAAAAAGTCGGATAGTTTGTTTTGGGGAATGGGCTACTATACTCGTCAAAATCCCGAAATTTGCTTGATTGGACTTAAAGGAAAAATCCCCAAACAAGCAAGTGGTGTACATTGTGTAATAGAAAGTCCTATTGAAGAACATTCGAAAAAACCGAGCATTGTAAGAGAAAAGATTATAGAAATAGCAGGGGATTTGCCAAGGATAGAATTATTTGCAAGACAATCAGTAGATGGGTGGGATTGCTTTGGAAATGAAATCTAACAACTTAATGATTATTAGTAATGGAGGGAATGTAATGTTTGTAGATGAATTAATTAGCCTTCTTTCAAGGTTTCCTAGTGATTATATAGTTATGGTTGATACTGGGGATGAAGAAGATTCAAGTATTACAGATGTGTTAGTGGGAACTGGCGTATTAAGAGGCTTTGTATTTATAAAGGTTGAATCAGAATCGGATGATGAATTGGGAGGAGAAATATGATGAGCTTGTCTAAAAAAGATTCAGAAGCAATGAAAGAATACATAAAACAATTAGAATTTAAAAAGAAGAATGGATTACCCGAAAGTGCTAAACCCATTAAAGACCTTGATGTAGTAAATGGTTTAGGCGACATATTAAGTTTCGTTCCACTTTGTCCACATTGCAAAGAGTGGAGTTACTATACGACAAACGAAGCAGACGCAAATGGAGGATATACAGTATGCCCATTTTGCGAAGGGTTAATGTACGATGAAAATTATTTCAATAAGGAGGGAATGTAATGGAAAAAATAATGAAAGATAGGTTAACATTTAAGGATGCAAGCGGTAGAAATGTTGTTTCGGGTAATAAATTTACAAACTGGTTTGAACTTGGATTTCCTATACATGTA